GCGTAGATCTCCAACTGCTTTCAACGCTTCATGTTCGACCTGTTGTTCATCTAGGTCAGCTCGGCTAATACGACTCTTTCTAGACAATTCTTTAAGTGCTGCTACCATAGTATTGACTGTGTTGGCCAATTGTTTGACTGAATCAGCCGCACTGTGATAGTCGACCGGATCATTACTCAGCATATCTGCAAGATTGGCAGATTCTCGTGCTGCTTTTGTACGCAGTGCAGACATGGTGTATCGTTCGGCGCCCCCAAGAATCAGTATCTCACTGTTGTTCATGGGATCTTGACGATCTCTGCGATAGACAACATCCTCCGCCACTGGACTGCGTTCCAACATGTTGTTGATAGGTACATAGGTGGCTGCAAGGTTTTTTAATTCCTCAATCTGATGTTGAAGATTATCGCTGTTGGCAATGTGTGAACAAAGTTGCGACAGTGCATTGAGATGCTGAGCTATCTTAGGTCCAACTTGAATTGTTGCATCCATGTCTACACCATGATTAGGTGTTAATATGGCTATCATTTTTGGATTTAGATGATTGACATTCATTGCCTGCTCCGTAAACTACCATGTATTTAGCGGCTGCGGCAGCTGCTGACAAAAAGTCAGAATGACAGAGTGGCCTGCAGTTCTACAAGCATTTGCATCCACTCTGACATTGGTTAAATCCCTAGCTACAACCGTCCTAAACTAACCCAAGGATCTTTGCTTGTTCGGCCAGTGCAAAACTGGCAAGGTTCTTTGATTTAGATTCGCACATGATATCGGCAGTTTTGAGAAAAGACAACGCCCATTCATTCACAACACGGTTTGGATAAAAATCGCTGTGAGCTCTGAGTTTCTGTTTTTTACATCCACCGGCGAGCAATTTTGCCATGTCTGGCATACTTGTGTGGGAGAAACCACTTGGTAAATGCTCGTTGCGACTATAAGAGTAATGTATAACTGGCCGTGCCCCTGGCCAACTTGCAATTACTCTCTGGTATCTATCATCAGTTGGTTTGATGTATTCGCCTGTTTTGATAAAATGATGATGTAAATCTAATACTAGTGAACAATCCTTTTCCAGATACAAAACATCTTCTAAGCCCCATGAATTTTCGTCATTTTCAATAGTAATGCAGTTGCGTGCTTCCGGGGATAATCTCCGTAGTGCTTTGCGGATTCCATCCGGTCCTTGCCTTCCGGCAATATGCACGTTGATTTTGAAATCATTCTTTGTTTTACCAAAACCAGCCCACCGAGCCATATCAACATGATATTCAAATTCTTCTATAGAACGCTGTACAATATCTGGATTTTCACTAGCCAAACAGACAAACTGACCCGGATGCATGCTCAGTCGCACGTCTAAATTACGAGCAGTGGCACCAACCTTGGCAAATTCTCGTGCACAATAATCACGAACATCTGCACGTTGCCAAAAATATCTCCAGGTGGCTTCAGTATAAACGGGTAAAATATCACTGCTCAATCGACACATGCGCTGTTCTGCAGGCAGTTGGCCAACTTTAGCAACCAACAACTGCGCAGAGCGTATGTTGTGTTCCATGAGATCCCAAAGTCTCTGTTCAGCTACTGCACAAACTTGTCGATTCAACCAGGCCACAGTTGTGGTACTGGTGTTCAACTCCCTGTTTCGCGCATTAACCTTCATGTTGATGGTTTCGCTGGGATCATCCAGCCATTTACATGCAAACCCCAAACGCTTGTGTGTCAAATCACAATCCATTCATTCCAAGTTAGTTGAGTCAACAGCATGTCGTTTTCATGTTCAAACCACAGCTGGGTTTGGTTTACGTAACCACGGTCAACAATTTCAACAGCAACATCGCCTAGACACCGCTGTTCGACAAATCTACGCAATTTGACCAGCATGTCAGTATCAGCCGACAAGCAATGCCAATAGTCAAAACCCAAACTGAATGGAAACAGTTGATTTGGCCATGGAGTGCCAAATCTCCTATCATACTTTATCAATCTCTTGGGTATGTCGTATTCTGATAGTCTGTCACTGTCAAGCAAGAAAAATTTTCCCATGATCTTATCCTAGCAGAGTTTCACATCCATGTCAAAGTGAATAAAACATAGTCATGTTTTTTAGCAAACCAAAATATAGGTTGTGGTACGTGAGATAGTCCCCACACTCCCTCAAAATGATCTAGGTATCTAGTTTCAAATTCATCAAAAGCCCAAGTTGGCCTAGGCTCGCCAAAGGTTTCCACAAGCCAAAACACCATCCTGTCTAGATATTGCTGTTTTTCTTCAGGTACCACGACAGAGTAGTCCATGATGTATCTAGCAACATTGAGACTATGTTTGGTCCTGTTCATATAATTGATCAGCCATCAAAACTTTATACGGATTTCAACTGAGCCCAGACTGGATCCCAACCACACTCGGCCAAAAGGTGCAGATAGGTCTGCACCTTAGAATCCAAGGTGGCTGCAGCACAGAGTTGATTCTCCATGTTGCTGGTGGCAAGACAACTGTCATAAATGCAGGTGAACGCCAGTTTTTGCTCATCAACTGTGAATTGATTGACCCATGCAGCAGTGTCACTCATAATTTTTCTCCAGGTGTTGTGCCTCGGAATCCCATGAATACAGGAAATCTCAGGCTGTAAGTGCCATCTTGATTCTGTGTAACTGCATCTCCTTTGATTTCAACAATCCTGCCAATGACTGTGTCTTTCTCAGCCCAGATTTGGTCACGCAGTTCTTCTGTATAGCCGCCTCCCACTGTTACTGTGATGATCTTGCCTTGGTCTTCACCCTGACACACCAAACCTCCCAGGGTATGAGCAAATTTGCTTTCTGGTTTGCCGGACTCTACTGCAACAACGGCCAAATCAACTGTGACAAAAGGTTTGATCTTGAGCCATGCATCAGTGCGTTTGGTCTTGTAGGGTGCACCGGGGTCCTTGATCATAACCCCTTCATAACCTGCAGAAATCGCATCACGGTTGAACTGCTGGAATTCAGCCTGCCCTTGCGTAGTGTTGAGATCAACCTGTTGTTTTGGTACTACATAGACACTACCATGACTATCCCGCAGCCAAGGCATGAATTCAGCCAAGGCCGCATGACGTTGGGTCTGCGTTAAACTGCACTCCCCAGCGATGAAATCTGTCAAAGGCAAGCAGTCAAACAGTGCCAATTTGGCATCATTGGTATCCACATCTTCCTTGCGATTCAGCTGTTTCATCAGTGCTTGAAAATTTCTACTGACCATTTCACCATCAAACACCATGCTGGTAGTGATTACAGGCAGCAGCCTAGCCAAATACTCTGCAATCTGTGGGAAGTTATCGTTGACACGTCCATCCCTGCTGTACTGGGTGACTGTATTTTTGGTCTTGTCCAGAACAGAAATAATCCTCACTCCATCCAATTTGATGTCCAGCAGTTTTGGACCTTTCATCTTTTTTGGATGATCTTCACCGTTCTTGGCCAACTGGCAGGAAAAAACCGGAATGGCAAAGCGATTTGCTGCATCACTATTTTTGGTCAAAATTTTGTTGATGGTGGTTTCTGTAATGCCGCATTTGAGATCTTTCAACAGCACGCGGCGGTAAAAGCAATTCCATTCTTTTACCGGAGCAATGTTAGCAGCAGCACGCAGCACTTCTCTGGCTTGATTGCCGGTGAGCGTGCGATTTTCCAATTTCTCAGCGATTGATTTAAAGCGTGACCAAGTAAAACTAGTATCAGTATTGTCGCTGTCCTCAGGGGCATCTATCAGGGGTACTTTTTTAACGCCGTATGTGCGCAGCGCATCATAGGCCATTTGTGCCCCTTCAAAGAATTCCAATATCTGATTATCCCAAGCGGTTTGGATGATGCGTTCTTTTTCTATGCGGCTGTTATTGGCCTCTAGGGCCATAACAACATCTGCTGCAGATTTCATCTCAGAGGTCCTTATAAACTACATTTAATTTAGCATGTTTTTATCCCTAGTCAATGGCTTAATTTTGCTTTCCCTACACATTTGCGGTTGGTTGGGTCCATAGACCATATCTCCCCCGCGTTTAAACGAGGGAGAATGTATGTGAGAAAATTCTGCGTACAGGCAGTCCCCACAGACCAGTTTTCATGCTTGATCGTTGTCGATCGTTGGCGGTTGCCCGGTACCAACATTACATGCACATCCTGGACAGAGTCCAGCAGCGGAAAACAGCAGAGGAATACTGATCAACCTCAGCCGTTCTTGATCGTTATCAATGGTAGATAGAGCGATCCATTTGTAGCCCATGCAGCACATGGGGCGATGATTTTACAATCTATTCCTGATCTTGATTGAGTATTCCGGGATCGGGCTGGAGATATTTTCACCACGAGGACAGCCGATACTTCCCGGTCAGGCGGATGATGCACCTGTTTATTCGGGTTCCTGACGGCGACCGTCCCTTCCCCGCGCAGACACTATACTGCGATATCCTGTCATCTTGTGTGATTGTGCTGTTTTGTGAGAATATAATGAGCAATAAATGTGAGTGAGGTGCCGTTTATTCGTGTGCTGTTGTGGGTATCTCGGGAAATAATATTGTGCTCATGAAGTGTTCAGCCCCAGCGTCTCCCAGTAGTTTCACCAAAGCTCGCCTGGTGTGTGGGTTCTTCTGTTGCTGTGTACAATAGCGATTCTGTCTGGCAATAATCAAATCTCTATTGCCGTTTTTGCCCAGTGCTTTGAGATATTCAATCAACAGCCGTTCAGACTCGAGACCTATTTTGGTCATGTCATCTGCTGTGGGCCTGCAGGCTAACCAATGGTCACTGAATATATCGCCCCATTCTGGACGCTCTCTGTTGCTGGCGACAGCAATTTTAATGAAAGGCACTACTGGTTCTTGCACAGGACTGAGATCCAAAAATACTCCGGTGATTTTGTCTCGTCCTGCTATTACATCAAAACCAAATATGGGACTTGGATCAGTCTCATGCGGAAAAACGCACACATGTACCACAGCAAAATTTTCCTGCAGGAACAGTTCCACATGGCCAAGACGGAATTTTGGACTGACATATCTGTGATTTTCCCAGCCATATTCATCTGTGGGTATGCTATAGGCCAGCAAATCATCTGCTATAATATATTGCAACCTGCGTGCAATACCTGTGATCTGTTCAATGCAGTTCATAAAGTTCTTGATAGATCTCAATTATGACAATAAATGCAGCCTGTGCTTCGGCAATATCAGTTTCGTTAAGATCAACCAGTAGGGTTTGTCTTATCCAGTCGATACTGCGCTGGGCATTGCTAAAGGTCATGTGGTTTTTAGGCAAGGACAGTTTTTTTGCAATTATTTGTCCACCATATAGCCAGCCAAGATAAAAGCAGTAGATTATACCTGCTAGATTTCTAGGTTCCGTGCACTTGATGTGATTGAGATATTGCTGTGTGGCAGGCAAAATTCTTACTAAACCTTGTCGAGATTCTGCAATATCCTGTACAAATGTTGACCGACGCTCTAGGTCTAGCGGTAGGTCAATTTTGTGCTCAATTGCATCGGTTATCAGCCACATCTGGTAGCACATGTTGCGATAGATATCTTGATCGACATCATCTGTAATCAAGGACTGTGAGAATCGTGTGTTTTCAGCCAGTTTATGAAGTTTTTGAACAGATTGCCTAAGTTCGGATTGATTGATATTGCTCATGATCTAAGTTTATGATTTTTTGGCCATCAAACTCAAATTCATTTCCTCTAACACCTGTATGAGGCTGATCATCCTATGGTACTCGGCTGCTTGGTATCTTTCATTCAACGCATGCCATTCTCTGCACATGGGACTGACTTTGCCTCTGCTGTTGAAATTCTGTCCAAATCTCCAACCTTCGTTGATTTTTTTGTTTAACCATTTTCCATGATTGCGTTTAGACGCTTCTAGTGCAATGGCCTTTAACAGATCTTCCTGAACGACAGCATAGCGATCATCACTTTGGGGGTGTTGGCTCCATGAGATTTCAAAATCACCGCTGGGTATGCTACTGTCAACTGCCAATGCTATATTGCGCACTTCTTCGCCCTCAAGATCTCTGCAGAGTACTACGCAGTATCTATTCATACCGTTGATTTTTCTACGATAAAATCTCTGAGGTTTGTTGTTGGCTGTTAGTTCTGTAGCAGTGATTATACCAGACGGCCCAGCTTCATCCACTGACTTAAACCATGATTTGATGCTGTCGTCGCTGAGATCGTCTTTGGTACTGAGACAGATATAGGGATGGTTGAACATGTGTTATTTATCTTTTCTAGACTTGTCTAACACCTGTGTTGGTACGAGGCCAAACTGCGCCACTGCTGGGTCGGAAACCATAATTGTTCTTGGGCCACACAGGACCTTTCCTGATCAACAGCAGAATCTTAGTGCCATTTGGACTGCCAAGGCCGGTGCAGGCATCCCAACCAGTAGTGGCACTGTAACCTGTGGTGACACTGCTGGGAGTATAGACATTTTGGCCACTGATGACATCATTAAACACCGCAGGAGAACTGTAGAGCAGTGTGTTGACCAGTCCTAGGTTTTTGCCAGTTAAGCAGACTAATCTTGCGATCAAACCAGCCCATAATGGCGCCACAGCACTGGTACCTCCCACTTGTGATGCTGCTAGATTGCTGTTGCTGTAGTAAAAACTATAGCCGCTGAACGGGTCTGCATTACCAGCCACATCTGGGACACCGCGTGTTGCTAGGCTAGTCACAGTATTGCTGGGATACAATTTGTAGGTCAAACCAGTTTGATATGGAGGTTTGGATTCATAAATGCTGATTCCTCCACCAGTAGCACCTGCTTGAGCGCGTGATTGGTTCCAAACCACTTCACTGGCTATGGCCGAGCCATTCAACAACAATGAAGTTCCACCGCATGACAGTACATAGGGGCTAGATGCCGGATATAGGACTTCAACACCTAGACCATCCCATGTTGAACCGCTGTCGCCTGATGCTGCGCATACTGTAATGCCCAATAACGCAGCCTGTGACAACACCATGTCCATGGCCTGCATGTTGACACGGCCAAAGGCCGCTTCTGATTCTCCCCAACTGATGCTGAGCACACAGGGTGCATTAACACGGTCGTGTATAGCTGTGTTAATGGGGTCATACCAGTTGGGACCTGGCAGTGGATTACCTGCCCCTGCACCAAAGTACACTGCAATCTTTGCATGTGGAACCACTGCTCCTGCAATGAAAATATCCAGCATGACCTCACCAGAACTGTCAGCATCTGATGGGTCATTTGTGCCTGTGTCAACAGGAATAGAAACCACCTGTGGATTTGACAGGCCTATGGCCGAAAAACTGCTGGTTATATTTTGAGCAGTATAGCCTCCACCGTATTCGATCAGACCTATGCATTGGCCGTAGCCACTGCTGGCTGGAAAATTATATGCAGCAGCTACTTGAATTGGAGTCAAACTTGCAAGGCCAGCAGATGCAGACACTGCGGCAGTTGGTTGTTTTGGTTTGGTCAAGAGATGCCGCATGGTTGCTGGATTGTTGAGTCCGATGACATATTCAACCACCTGATAAAGTGATTCGGGGATAGTCAAGATGCCATCATAGCCCATCCAGGATTTGCCGTTGGATTCTATGGTCAACAATTGTGTTTGAAATGCTGTATTTAATTGTTTCACCGTACCGCGGACCTTTACCATGGCAGCAGCGGCACTGCTTTCAATCACAGTAAGGCCAAAATATCTAGCAAAACCAACAGCATGTTCTAGATCTTCTGCACTGCTGCTGTAACGTTGTGCAAACTCTGAATAAGAGAGTGTGTCACTGCGTTTACCTGCTATGATGGCATCTGCATGCTGTTGCATTGATAGGCCATCAAACTGCTGCCGACGCAACAGCATAACTGCCGTGGCGATCTGACCAAGATCTGCTGGTACAGTGGTAGAGTCCTTTGGTACGGTGTTGCTGCTGTTGGTCAGCAGCACTCGCTTGTTGGTATTCATATTAGACCTCAGTCTGTAGGACGGTCAACGTGACTGTGATTGCAGCAGCACTATTACCAGTGTTGACAACCTTCATTGAAAGAGTGGTGTTTGGCGGAGAATTATTAAGGTAACCGCCAACACAGGGTGTGAAGTTGACAGTTTGTGCTCCCGTTGTTATGGCTTCTGCAATTACACCGCTACCTGGGACAGGATCGATAGAAATTGACCTGCCGGTATCGGCTGTTGCAGCAGTGCTGGTGTTATATACCGTAACCCAAGCAGCACTACTGGTTTGTATAGAATAGATGTTGAAACCATGATAGGCTGTGGTACTAATGATACTGGAGTTGTTTACCAACATTGTTGGAGTGGTCGCAGTGATTGTGGTACGAGCAGACAGTGTGCCTGCACCAGCAGGGCCAGTTGCTCCTGTCATAGTAGCCGCACCGGCCGCACCGGCTACACCCGTTGCACCAGTTGCACCCTGTGGGCCGATGCTGCCTGTAGGGCCAGTAACACCTTGATTGCCTTGAGATCCTTGAGATCCCTGCACGCCAGTAGGTCCTGTGTTGGATCTACCTGTTGGCCCTGTAGGACCAGCTGTACCAGTTGGTCCTGTGCTGCCTATGTTT